CTACATGGTCAAGGCGATCGACCGTAGCATCTGGCCCAAGGGGGCGGGGGATATCGATACCCAGATCGACAGCGTCATGCAAGACGCGTCGCTCAGCATCACGGGCCACGCCTTGCTGATGTGCCGACGGGAATCCGATATCTACCTGGCAGAAGACCAGGCGGGAGTAGTCTTCCAGCATGTCGGAGGTCTATACCGGATAATTGCCGACCAAAGCTAAACGAGGCTCCTGTGTCCACTACTGGATCATCGAACCGGCCGAGGGGAAGACCAGCCAGGGCCGGTGTGAGAAGTGCCAGGAAGTGAGAGCCTTCGATAACTCGATCCCCGACGACCAGTTCAGCTTTACGAAGAAATGACAAGTACGAAGAAGACGGCTGAAGCAGAAGAAGAACCAATCTGGTATCTGGCCCTGAAGAAGATGCTGATGGCCCAAGGGCCGGGGGTGAAGCCATCATCCATCCGCATCAACCGGGGCCAACGGTTCGCCCTGGACGGGGATGAACCCCTGGACATCGATGAATTGATACGGCTGAAGGTCGTGAAGATATACGAAGAATCGGACGCTGAATGGGCGCAAGGGGAGTTAGCGAAGGCACCCAAGCCCAGAAGGAGAAGGAACCGTGGCTAGAATCCACGCTAAATCTGCCGGGTTACTGGTCGATGAATTCGATTTCAGCGGCGTGTCCAATGCGATGACTCTTAGCTTTGCCGAAACCCCGGCTGACGTGACGGCCTTTGCGGATAGCGATATGACCTATGTCCAGGGCAAGCCCACCTTCACGTTTGACGTGAATGGGCTTTGGTCAACAAGTTCCCCAAACTACGATGGGGAAATGTTCACCGATTTGACCGCTACGGCAAGGCGGGTGGGCATCTATCCCGGTGGCTTAACTCAGGGGAACGTGGGATACGAAGGGCCAACGCTGATAAGTGCTTCGCCCCGTGTCAGCAGCGTTGGGGATGTCATCGCTTGCAACGTCACCTGGCAGGGCGCAAGCGCACCGTTCCGCAGCCAAATCATCCTGGCAAACACGATTACCTGTAACGGGTCAACCGTGGTAGTCAACGGTACTGGCTATAACAGCGGCGTGATAGCCGCAACGAACACCATCATTGGCATCTGGCGCATGGTGGAACTGGGCGGGTCTGGCACCAACACCATCGCCCTGGAAATTCAAAGTGAAACGAATGACACATGGGGAAGCCCCACAACCAGAATCAACTTTGGAACCGTCACGCAATCCACGGGTGCCAATGGAACGCACATCGTCACCACCGCCACCGCCCCAGGAGCATCAGAATCATGGTGGCGGGTGAAACTTCAATCGTCTGGCACGGGAAGCCGGACGTTCCAAAACTATGTGTCATTCGGCTACTTCGTAACGTAGGAGATAGATATGGCAAGGACGCACGGAAAAGATTCCAATTTTTCGTTCAATTCCGTCGCAATAGAAGATGAATTAAGCAGCATCACGATGAACGCATCGGTGACCGAAAGTGACATCACGGCCTTCGGGGATGTGTACCAGAATTTCCTGGCGGGTAAGAAAGATGTTTCCTTCGATGTATCCGGTGCGCTGGATATGGACTTTGCCAGTGATGGGGATGCCACGATATTCGACCATATCGCCCTAACATCTGGCCCGAAGACCTTGATATATGACCCCGATGGGGCTGGGCCGGATACCGATTCACCGGAATACACTTGCACATCCAGCGGGCTGACCGGGGCGATGGTGTCCAGTTATAGCATCAGTCTGCCGGTGGGGGATGCGGCCACATACACGGTCACGTTCCAATGCAGCGGGTCAACCACACGAGCGGTTTCATAGCACGGCTGTATAGGCTTCTCAGGGCCGTACAGACCATATATAGGAGAATGACCGATGGCAAGAACACATGGAAAGGATGCGGATTTCAGTTTCGATTCCGTGGCGATTGAAGATGAACTGTCAAGCGTCAGCTTAAACTTCACGGTTCCAGAAGCAGACATCACCGCTTTCGGCGATAGCTATCAAAATTTCCTGGCGGGGAAACCCACCGCCACCATCGACGTTTCGGGGTTCGCTGATTTGGCATCCAGCCAGGGCGATGTGACCATCTTCGGGGAATTAGGATTGGAAGGTGAAGAATGGGATTTTGAACCGGATGGCAGCACGGGATACAACGGTTTTGCCATCGTCACAAGCTATTCCATCACCAGCACGGTTGGTGGGCCGATAACTTATTCGGCCAGTTTCCGGCACAACGGCGGGTCTGCTGCCGCTGATGCAGCCGCTCCCACCAGGGGATAAATCCGCCTGCTAGAAGGCCATAATCGGGAGCCGGGGTGTTCTAAAAACGCCCCGGTTTTCCGAACATCTGTTTGGGTGTTTTTAGCATAACGTTCCGTATATTAGGATGGGTAAGGAAGGAATCTTCGTGGAAACAGCTTAGAACGCCAAAGAAAGGGCATCGGATTTTAGGGGTTTTCGCTGTTTTTGATAGTACATTGTACAAAGTATACAAGACCATGATACTAGGCCAGGGAAAATTAGAACGGTCAAATGTTCTAAAAGGAGAGGCTCCATGAAGCCCAAGATACCAACGGTCAAGGTTCCCAGCGATGAATGCGCCATCAGCATCGGGCAAATCATCGAAGACGGGGAGATAGTCGAACCGGGAACACCGCACTATGTTCACATCGGTGAATGGGTGGAAATCATGCCGGTCATGGCGGTGAAGGAAGTGATGCAGTTAAGCCGTTTGCAACGGGGTAGCGATGACCCCAGCGGCCTGGGGGAAAGCCTGTCCCAACTCTGCATCGAATTGTCCAAGCGCATCATCGCTTGGAACTGGACAGACCTTGTGGGGGAGCCGATGGAGCAACCGTACAACCGGCCCGATGTCATAGAAGAACTGTCATCGGATGAACTGTTGTGGTTGGTCAACGCTTCGGGTGTACAGGAAGGGACAGACACCAGAAAAAAAGGCTCAAACAACTTGGCGAACACATCCTTGGTGACGGCCCCCAGCCAGTAGCGGCAACCGTTAGCATCCTTTGTGAATCCTTCGGATGCCTGCCCAGTGAAGTCATGGATGAAGATTGGAGATTGGTCAGGGATATTTTGGATTACCGGCTGCTGATGTCTGCGAAAGACCAACATAATCAGGATGCGTCCAAGATGCACCCATCCCAGATAACCTTGTGGAAGGAAATGATAGAAGTAGTGGAAACCGATGGCTGACGCTTCAACCGTATCAGTCTTAATCCAGGCCCGTGACCAGGCTTCTGCCCAGTTTCAGAAGATTGAAGGGAACATGGGCAAGATGGCGGCAGGCTTCCAGAAGCACCGCCGTGCCATCGGTTTGGCGGCCACCGCCATCGGTGGTGCCATCACCGGCATTGCTGCTATGTCCGTCAAATCATCATTCGACCAGCAACAGGGGATACGCTCATTAGACCAGGCGTTGAAGAATGTTGGCACTAGTTATGCGGCGCAGAAGCAGCAGATTGAAGCCCTAGCGTCAGCCCAGCAGCGCAAGACCAATTTCGGGGATGAAGAACAACGCAAGGCGTTGCAAGAACTTGTTCAAGTCAGCGGCAGCTACGATGACGCTATGGCCGCCATGATTCCCACGATGGACTTGGCGGCTGCCAAGGAAATGGACTTGGGAGCGGCGGCCACTCTGGTGGCCCGTGCCATCAGTGGTGAAGAAACCGCATTGGGGCGGTATGGCGTTGAAGTCGAAAAGGGTGCTGGCAGCACGGCTGTCCTGACGGAAATCATGGCAAAATTCGGTGGGCAAGCTGAAGCGAATGCAGACCCTATGGCCCAGTTGAAGAACCGTATAGGGGATTTGTTCCAAGTCCTGGGGGATGACCTGTTACCCATTTTAGAAAACCTATTACCAAAAATAGAAGCCGCCACCCGTAGCATCATCGAATGGACGGAAGCCCACCCAACACTAACCAAGGTTCTGGGGCTGACTGCTGTAGCTATAGGGGCCTTTCTGTTGGTGGTTGGCCCGTTGCTAATCATCCTACCCAGCCTAGCCGCTGGGTTCACGCTGGTCATGGCATCCATATTCCCCATCACGGCTACCATCCTTGCTATCAGTGTGGCTATAGCTGCGGCTATCATCATTTGGCGGCAATGGGAAGAAATGGGAACCAAGATGAAGATTGCCCTGGCTTTCCTATTCCCTGTCATTGTGGGGCTAATTGCACTTATCAAGAATTGGGATAAAGTCATCACAACGGTGAAGGACAA